CGAAACTAAAACTACTACAATATGGTGGTCAGACAATTCCCAGACTTCCGTTACCGCAGACCCCAATACAGAAGCCAATGAATTTACCGGGTTCTGCGCCGCTTGTGCCAAGAAGCTTTTTGGTAATAAGTCTACATACCTCAATCAGTTCGATAAGTGGACAGTAAAGATTCCTGCAAGACAGAAGGCAGAAGCCGAGAAGAAGGCTGCCGAGGAAAAGGAACTTGCTGAAAGAAGAGCCAAGAGAGCCGCAAAGAAAGAAGAGCGTAGGAGACAGAGACTTATAGATGATATCACTAAGTCTATTGTCGATGATTATAATACAGCAGATATAATTGAAGCTGCTGAAAAGAGAGCCGTTGAAAAGTATGGTGTTCCTTCGGATTACATTGCTAATCGTAACAATTGCGAGTGTGATTGTTGCAAGGAGCAGGACGAGGTGGTGAGTATATGAAGATGGAAGCTCCGCAAATTATAATGGTCTGCCTCTTTGTATTCAATCTGGCAATCCATATGGCAAAGCACGGTGAAACAAAGGAAGGCGAAAAGTATAATGCGGGTATAACATTCCTGTCGATTATGATTGAGACAGGCATATTATGGTGGGGAGGATTCTTCGGATGAAGGCAAGAGTAATTAATAAGAGTAATAATACGCAAGTGCCTAAGAGGATAATCAAAGATAAGGAATACGCAAGGAGGTTTTGGGAAGAGTTGAAAGTTCGACTACCTGATGGCAACTATGGTAATAGCTTTGAAGAATGGTACGAAAAAATCAAGCTTGTAGATTTCTACAATAAAGCGTCTGCGATATGGCAGAGACATAATAAGTGAGGTGTGATATGGCAGTTAATGAAAGTCCTATAAAACCCGATGAACTAGAGTCTAATATTCCCAAGAAAGATTATTATAACAAGATGATATATGTTGCGGGAGCATATGGTGGCTCTGATGCGAACAAAAATTACATCGAGCATTGTTGCCGAAAACTGTCTGAGGATTATCCCTCATACTGTTTCATCAATGGGGTATCTGAATTTGCTCATTGGTATGGTAAGTCAAACTCAATTGTTGATGATCTGAAACGCTGCGTTGCACTTTTAAAAAAGTGTGACGAGGTTTGGGTTATGACTCAGAGTGATTGGCAATTTTCGCAAGGGACAATGGTTGAGATTTTTGTGGCGAATGAAAATGGGATCCCTGTTGTATATGACAAGGATAAAGCGATAGGAATTAATAAAGGGGAGTGAGTTTAGTGATTCGGGTCAAGAAGCGCGACGGAAGAATTGTTCCGTTTGATGGGATTAAAATAAAGAATACTATTCAGAAAGCGTTTAAGGCTGCCGGAGTTGAGAACGATTTTAACGCCACCGGATATGTTCTGGCAAAGTTGAATAAATACATAATTCTTGAATATTCAGAAGATAATCGTCCGATAGATATAGAAGAAGTGTTAGATATCGTAGAAGATATTCTTATGGATTTCGATAAAGCTACCGCAAAGGCGTTTATAAAAGAGAGATTTTATAAGGAAATTGAAGAGAAAATTGTATATAATTTGGGTTTGAGAGGGTGATGAAATGAATATTTTGTACTCCACAGGTTGTCCCAGATGTAAGGTTTTAGTAACTAAGTTGGACAGCAAGGGTATTTCATATAGAGTAGTTGACGATGTAGACGAGATGATAAAGCTTGGAATAACAACAGTTCCTTGTCTTATGGTTGACGGTAAGCTGATGGACTTCAAGGAAAGTGTGAAGTGGGTAAATAAACAGGCATAAGAAAGGGTGACGGACAATGGACATACATATTAAACTTGACAAAAATTTCACTACACAATATAACAAACTACAAGATGATTACGGAACTGATATGGCTAGATTGAATGGATTTGACGATAATCAACTTTCATATACAGATTTCATTGATAATTTCATTGATGAGCCAACGGTTGCTGATGCAAGTATAGATGGAAATAGTAACGTAAGACGTAAGGATATTGTTACTCTTTTATCTGAAATGCCTAAGCCTCATAGAAAGCTACTTGCTTATAATAAGATTTATTATGAATACAAAAAGGCATATGGATTCAAGGCAGCTAATGAATGGCTGTGGCGGGAATGGATTGGACAGTTGTACCTTCACGATGCTGATACATCCACATTTAAACATTATTGTTTTGCCTATGATTTAAAAGATTTAGCCGAGAAAGGATTGTTTTTCCTTGGCGAAACATTTAACCCGAAGCCACCTAAACATCTCACGACATTTGTGGACTTTGTAAAGGAGTATATTAACTTTGCAAGTAATCGTTCTTCTGGCGCAATAGGACTTCCCAATCTTATCCCTTATATGTTTTATTTTTGGAATAAGGATGTAGAGAATGACTATCTAGGAATAGCTACTTCTGGACAAACAGAGGATTATGCAAAACAGAATGTACAGAGATTTATTTATGCTCTTAATCAGCCGTGCGTTAGAGATGGTCAGCAGTCAGCTTTTACTAATACTTCTGTCTTTGACCGTCCTTATTTTGAAGCTTTGTTTGGTGGTTCTGAGTTTCCAGATGGTTCTTTCATGATTGATTATGAGGACGAAATAATAGAATTTCAAAAGTTATACATGAAAGTTATGTCCGATATTAGATCAGAAAATATGTTTACCTTTCCTGTAAGCTCTATATCTCTTTTGAGACAAGATGGTAAATTTGTAGATGAAGATTTTGCCAAGTGGGCTGTGAGACATAATATGAAGTGGTCTGATAGTAACCTATTTATTGATGACTCCGTATCAAGCCTCTCAAATTGTTGTCGCTTAAAGTCCTCTATTCGTGATTTAGGATACTTTAATTCTATTGGTGGAACGGCGTTAAAGGTTGGTTCTGTTAAGGTTTCTACAATAAATCTCGCCAGATTAGCTCTTGATACGAATAGTAAAGAAGAATATATTGAGGAATTAAAGCATCGTGTATTGTCGAATATCAGAGCCTTACATATCGTAAGGAACATAATTAAACGTGATGTTGAAAAGGGGTTACTTCCTAACTTTACATATGGGTTAGTAGATTTTGAACACCTTTATAATACAATTGGGTTCATTGGAATCTATGAGACAATGAAGAAGTTTGGCTTTGTTTATACCGATAAGTTTAATAACACATATTATACTGATGAAGCGGCAGAGTTTGGTAAGCAGATATTTGACACCATGCGTTCCGTAGCTGATAAATTTATCGAAGAGAATAACTGTGATTATATGATAAATACAGAACAAATCCCCGGAGAGTCCGCTGCATCTAAGCTGATGAACAAAGATAAGTTCTTTTATCCACAAGCTGATATCTATGATCTCCCTCTTTACGGCAATCAATTTATTCCACTTGGTATTCAAACAACGCTTCAAGAGCGTGTCCGCATCCAAGCAATGTTTGATGGATTCTGCAATGGTGGTAGCATACTTCATGCTAATTGTTCGGCTCCTTTTGACGATTTTGATAAAGCATACAAGCTCACTGAGTATATTGCGGATCAGGGCGTAACTTATTTTGCGTTTAATACCAAAATACAGGCTTGTGAAGAAAATCATGCTTTCTATGGAACTGTTTGTCCTGAATGCGGTAAGCCTGTTGCCACAGAATATACACGAGTTGTAGGATTTTATACCCCAATTAAAACGTGGAGTAAAGAGCGTAATGTTGAATATACTATGCGTAAATGGGAGAATGTAAATGCGTGAAACAATTACAGTCAAGGGTCTTATTGATGAGGATTTTGTAAATTATCGTAAACTTTCGATGTTTATCGCTCTTGGTCATTGTGATTGGAAATGTTGTAAAGAAGCCAATATACCAATTACAGTATGTCAAAACTCAGAACTCGCTAAAGCAAAGGATATTGTAGTGCCTATCAGAGAACTCTTTGATAGGTACATCAATAATCCGATTACTAATGCAATTTGTATCGGTGGACTTGAACCCATGACTGTTTCGGGCTATGTCCTCGATTTGATTGAATACTTTAGAACGCATGGTTGCGAGGATGACTTTGTAATCTATACTGGTTATTACAAAGACGAGATTCCTGCAATTGTAACTCAGCTACAGAAATATCCAAATGTAATTATTAAGTTTGGTAGGTTTGTTCCTAACAGTAAAGAGCGTTATGATGAAGTCTTAGGAATAACATTAGTGAGTGATAATCAGTATGCAGAAAGGATAAGTTGATATGAAACTAAAAATAATCCCCAATCCCGACAAAGAAAAGAGATTGGAAGTTGCAAAAGCGGTTAAGGATAATGATGGGTTTTGTCCGTGTGAATTACAAAGGACTCCAGATACAAAATGCAAGTGTAAAAACTTTCGTGAGCAAGATTATGAGGGAGAATGTCATTGTGGTTTATGGATGAAGGTGATCTCAAATGAAGAACCGTGAATGGTTTCAGAACACGGCAACTATTGATAGGCTGATGAAAATGAATAAACACTTAACTAATACAAATAAAGGCGTGTGTATATTAAATTGTCTTATATCTGATGAAGATGATGTATGTGCTTATTGTAGGGCTAATTATTGTGAGGGTAAAGAAGCTTGTTTCTATTGCTTGCAAATGTTCCTCAACAATGAATACGAGATATAGTGTTATTATACAAATATAAATCTATATATTGTGTACATAACACCAATAAAAGCTGACTTTTAAGGAGTAGAAAAAATGTACTATGAAATATATCCCTGTCCCGAATGCGGCGGGAGTGGCAGGATTGTTTATGTCGGTGGGCGAAATCTTCATCCAGTTGTAAGATGTAAGGATTGTGGTTATACAGAAGATTCTTATTTTGGTTTCGATCTCGAATCAACGGCAATACAATTATGGAATGAAAGGATAATGTATCGTAAATGGAAAAGAAATTGCTCAAAGACAGTTTTGTGATTAATGCACTCAGAAAACAAATCCCTCAAAAGGTAACTAAAACACCTTATTTTTATGGTTATACATACGGCTGTCCTTGTTGTGATAACATTATAAGCTCTACTAAAAATAGCACGATAAAGTATTGTAATCATTGCGGACAAGCATTAGATTGGAGCGAGGTATGAGAGATATTAAGCGTTCTAAAGCTGCGAGGTTATATGCGTTTAGTGACTGGGTACACACATATGGTATATTGATATTATTCGTGCTTGTTGTGATTGCAACACCTCTTGTTGTAATACCTGTTATGGCAACGGCAAACGAATCATTGTGTATTCCGATAGTGGTTATTGATACCTTGTTTATAATAGTATGGTGTTTGACTCCTGAATACAAAAGTATAGAACAGTGTCAAGAGTTAATGAGCGAAAGGGAATACCGTAAGCGTGAAAGGAAGAATAAGAAGTGGTTGATATAAAAAATGGTAAACAGCAATCCGATCTACGCCTTGCACGTATAGATTTTAGTTGGTGGTGTATTGACATTGATTCTAACGATTTATATTGCGCCACTTGTGGGGAGTACGTAAAGGATCATAATGCTATGAAGAATTGTCCTAAATGTGGGTTGTTTATGACAAATGCAACGGAGGTTGATTAATTGAAATACTTCGGAAGTAAAAGTAGAATTGCAAAATACATAGTCCCTATTTTGCAGAAAGAAATTGACGAGAATCACATCGAGTTATATATAGAGCCGTTTGTAGGGGGGGCGAACGTGATTGATAAAATCAAATGTCCTCATAAAATAGCCAATGATCTGAACCCCTATTTAATTGCACTTCTTGACCACATTGCAAACGATGGTTTCCTTCCCGATTCTGTTTCCAAGGAATTGTACGATAAAGCAAGAATAGCTTGGCGCAATAATGATTTGAGCGAATTTGAGTTATGGGAAATAGGAGCGATAGGTTTTCTTGCGAGTTACAATGGTCGATGGTACGATGGTGGTTATGCAAAATCGGGTTACGAAAAAACTAAGTATGGACAACGTTATCGTGATTATTACAGAGAAAGCAGAGATAATCTTTTAGCACAGGCACCCTTACTTAAAGACGTACTGTTTTCTTGTGATGATTATCGTCACATAGGCGAAGTTACAAAGGGTATGTTAATATACTGCGATCCACCTTATGCTAATACCAAACAGTTTCATAATGCCACGAATTTTAATCATAAAGAATTTTGGAACACAATGCGAGACTGGTCTCAGAGCGGTGCGATTGTTTACATAAGCGAACTTGAAGCACCCGACGACTTTGAATGTGTTTGGGAGCAGGAAGTTAGTAGAAGTGTTAATGCAAAGAATAAAACAAAAGCTACTGAAAAATTATTCAGATACAAAGGAGAATAATTTATGAACACTTATGGTTTTGAAGTCACACACGGTTATGAAATCTTCAAAGGCTTTGTCGAAGCCGAAAGCAAGGCACAGGCGATACAAAAAATATCTGATAAAGATTGGAATGACATTATTGATACATATGATTGCGACGAGTTTACCGAGAGTTATGAGATTTTAGATGTATGGGAGTGTGACTGATGGAAGTAATGACTGATTATAAAAAATTATGTGGAGTATTGAGAGACATTGGATGTAAATTCTCAACAGGAAACAATTACATTGAGATACACCCTGACTCAATGACTACTTTTGGCGGTGTTTGTATAGACTTCTATGACGATGGTTCATTCGAGGGGTTTGCCGCCTCAGAATAATAAGGGGTATGTTATGAAATACTACATAAGCGACCTACACATAGGTCACAAAAAAGCTATTGCCTTTGATAAACGTCCTTTCTTCGATTTGAATGATATGAAAGAAACCATCATCACTAACTGGAACAATACTGTTACACCAACTGATGATGTGTATATCTTAGGCGACTTCTTCTGGGATAACGATGAGGCTCCCGATATTCTTTCAAAGTTGAATGGTAAGAAATATCTTATCAAGGGCAATCATGATAGACTGAATAATCAGATGCGTTCGCACTTCGAGTGGGTCAAGGACTATGACGAAATCAAAGATAACGGCAGACACGTTGTTCTCTGTCATTATCCTATAGCTCATTGGCATAATGCTGACTATGGCTACATTCATCTCTATGGTCACATACACACAGCAAGAGATTCAAGACCTTTTGATGAATACAAGGAGCAGATGAAGAAGCGAGACTTACCTTACAAATGCTATAACGTTGGCTGTATGTTACCCTATATGAACTATACGCCACGCACTTTAGATGAGATAATAAAGAGTAACGAGGAAAGCGAATGACAGCACCGAAGAATGAAACTATATGCTTACAGGCTCTCAACGAAAAGGGCACGGTAACGCACATCATCACAACAGATAAACACAAAGATACGTACAAGCTCTATGAGGTATCCGGCGATAAGCCGATTTACACTAAGCGTAAGTCGGATAGCCCTTTGGAGTTAGAGAAATATATTTGGGGGTGACACTATGAAATGGTATGTTTACTACGAAGATGTAAATAAAAAGAAGATAGAGAAGTTCAATATCTTTAATCATGCTTGGTTTACCGATGATTGTATTAAAATACTTGAAAAGTACACAGGTAAGCGCAAATTATCAGAGGATGAAATTAGCAAGCCCAATCCCGTGACACTGAATGATATAGCCGAGGATATCAAACATGAACTCATGTACTATTTCTGGTCTAAGTGTGAATGGGAGATACTTCTTGCAAGCTGGACAAGCCCCGATGACGAGAGGACTCATAAGAAGATTGACATATACGATCAGGTGATGATGAATTATCCTGCCTTTATTGAATACCTCTGGTATCATCAGAACGAATTAAAAACAATGAAACGGAAGTGAAACATTGATTGGAATATTATTATTTATAGTTGTCTTTATAACAAGTTTTATAACCAAAGTCTCAGTAATGATAATTGTTGGTTCCGCGATATTAGCACTACTTGACGTAGCATTGATAATCATTGGTCACAGTGGAGGTGGTAAGAAGTGAGAAAATTGTACCTTGATAATTCAGCTACAACAGCGGTGACAAGGGAAGTCCTCAATGAGATGTTGCCGTATTTTACCGAGGAATTTTATAATCCTAGCGCACAGTATATGAAGGCGAGACTGGTAAAAATGGCAATTCAGAAAGCCAGAATACAGTTTGCCGAAGCTATAAATGCCGAGCCTGAGCAGATATTCTTTACATCGGGTGCAACTGAGAGTAATAACATAATCGCTAGAAATTACCACGTTGTAGCTTCGATATATGAACATCCATCTATGCAGACTGGAACACGGGTTAAGGATGAAAAGGAACTTAAAAGGATACTGAACCATACAAAAAAGTATCACCATGAAGATATGATTCTTGAAGTCCTATCATGGCAAATGGTCAATAGCGAGACAGGTGTGGAGTTTCCAATTAAGAAAATCGCCCAATTGGCACACATGAATAATATGCTGTGCCACTCTGATATGACCGCTGCTTTTGGTAAGGTTCCTATTGACGTTAAAGACCTTGATATTGATTTTGCTTCGTTCTCTGGTCATAAGTTCCATGCACCCAAAGGTATCGGTGTTCTGTACATAAAAGACCCAAAGAACTTTAAGGGTGATATTATTGGTGGTGGTCAGGAACGTGGGATTCGTTCTGGCACTGAAAATGTTCCGGGTATCGTTGCGATAGGAAGTGCAGCGAGTCTGTACAACTATAACGCCGAACACAACAGCAATGCAAAACAGGCTAGACTATATGTTCTTAGTCGGTTGAGGGCTTCAATGCCCTGCGACTTCAAGCTTCTTGGAAATGATGATTCTGACTACTACCAAGTGCCTAGTATTATTAATATCGCCATAAAGGGTATTGAAGGTGAAAGCTTAATGATACTTCTTGATGGAAAGGGTATCTGCGTATCAACTGGTTCCGCTTGTCATAGTGCAAGCCTTGAAGTCAGCCAAACGGTTAAGAGTTTTAATCTCCCACCCGAATATGAACATGGCACAATCAGGATATCGTTTGATAACAGCTTTGATATGGACGATGCCGATTATCTAGTAGATGAAATTGTTAAAGCTTGTAAGTCACTTTTGGCACTGAAAGGAATGTAAAAAATGAAGGATAATACAAAATCTTGTCTCGCCCTCATTTTGGGGGCATCTGGGTCTGGTAAAACTACCATCTGTAATGAACTTGAAGAGAAGTACGGACTGAAAGCCATTCCATCGTATACTACAAGGGAGCCACGAACTCCTGATGAAAAAGGTCACACCTTTATTACTAATGAGGAATTTGACAAGCTTGAAGATATCATAGCCTACGCCGAAACTGACGGCAACAGATATGCCGTAACTAAAGAAATGCTTGAAGATGAACAGTATTCTCTTTATGTTGTTGACTTGACTGGACTTAAATATCTCCATAAGAACTATCATGGTGATAGACCTCTGGTGTCTTTTTACATAGATGTTTCCGCATATGAAAGATTCTGCCGAATGATTGACCGCAAAGACGATAGAACTCCGATTGACAAGATGAAAGCTGCACTCAATAGAATAGAACATGATGCCGTTGAGTTTAATAGGGACGAAGTAATGAAACACGTTGGGTTTATCGTAGAAAACTCCAATGGTAAGTTGAACAGTAATGTTGCCTACATAAATCGGATATGTGGACTGTATGGTATTGGCGATAAGGATAGAGTAAAGGAGTAAATATGGAAGTATTACAGGATAATTATCACGGTCACGCGCCAAATGTTTACAACGTTCGACAATTTGATGTACAATGCGAACATTGTAATTCTAAAATAAGAGTAACTGAGGATGAGCTTAAAACTACCGTCTTGGGCATATGTACGTTTGATTGTCCATGCTGCGGCAAGACAAGTGATATTGATGGACTAGAATACAACTTGACGTATGACACGCTTGTATTTCCCAAACATTGGTTTATACATAATAAAGGTGTTCGTGATGTACTCAGTATAGACGATTGGCTTGAATCCTCTCAGCAATATTTGGAAGAAGCTGTTAAGACATTGTATTTTAACTTAAAAGAAGTTAAGATACCCGAAGAAAGTGATGAGGAAATATGCAGGAGATACTTCATGGGTGATACGATACTGATAATGTCTAAATACCGTGATGAAGAAGATTGTACTAAGTATTGTTATGATATCGACATTGTTAAGCAACTTGCCGACACTAAAATAACAGATCAGTTTAGGCTGGTTGATTATAGGAAGTAAGAAAGGAAGATTTACATATGACAAAGTTTGAGAAGATTAAGATTAAGTATTTCGACAATGAAATTGATAAGATTAGAAATATTGAGGGCAAATCCGATTGGTTTGATCTGAGAGCTTCCGAAACCGTAACTCTGAAAGCGGGAGAGTTTGCTCTTATTCCTCTTGGGGTAGGTATGATTCTTCCTGATAACTTTGAAGCCAACATAGTTCCTCGCAGTTCGACCTTTAAGAACTACGGTATTATTCAGACAAATTGTTTCGCAGTAATTGACAACTCCTATTCGGGAGATAATGATATGTGGCGACTTCCTGTGTACGCTACCAGAGATGTAACCATTAATAAGAACGAGAGAATTTGCCAGTTCAGAATTAATGAGAGACAGCCTGTCATTGAATTTGAAGAGGTTGCCAAGCTTAATGATACTGATCGTGGCGGTTTTGGAAGTACAGGTGTGAACTAACATGATGTACAAGTGTGAGAATTGTGGCGGCATCTTTGACCGCCCACTTCTCGTTGAAGAAGATTTCGGATATGAAACTTGTCTTGGACACGTATCAGCGTATCAGCAATTTAAGGAATGTCCTTACTGTAGTTGTAACTTCTACTATGAGGTTGAACAGTGTGAAGAGTGCGGAGAATGGTTTCCAACGTATAGAATTTACTCTACCAAAGACAAGACAGGAATCGAACATCTTACTTGCGAGAAGTGCGAAGAGAAGTATTATGATGAAAACGATGAATAATGATTAGGAGAATTACATATGATAAAGGTAGAATTACTTAGACACCCTACAGAAGAGGATTGGCTGAGGTGTAAGACTCTTGCACTTAATACCGTTGGTAAGAAGGCAGTCAATCAGCCTACAGACAAGTGGAAGCATGATATCATCAAATGCGCCCACAGTCCTATTAGAACACTGATGTTTACGATTAGAATGGAGATACCGTATTATACTAGTGTTCACTTTGTAAGGCACAAGTATGGTGTTGAGCATTATGTGACTAGTCAGCGTAATGACAGGCAGGACAACTATGATAGAACAAAGGCACCGCAGGATTCCCCTGTGGTACACATTATGGATGTAAATGCTCAGGAGCTTATCTTCATGGCGCATAAGAGGTTATGCAATCAGGCAGACCCTATGACTAGAGAAGTAATGCGATTGATTTGTGACGAAGTTGCTAAGACCAATCCGGAGTTTACCGGGTTTCTTGTACCTGAGTGTGGATATCTTGGTCATTGTAATGAAATGTTTCCGTGTGGCAAAGGATGATTGATATGACAACAAATTACAAAAACTATAATCTGAGTAATCTCATGACCGCGAAGGAACTAAAGGATTACTTGAAGATTGGTAAGAACGCAGCTTACGCCTTGATAAACAACGATGAAGTACCAGTCGTAAGGATTGGTAATAAGAAGTACGTTGTGGTTGATAGGTTACAAGAATATCTTCATAGAAACCTCAGATAACCGTAAAAAATAAGGAGCTATCACTTAATTGTGACGGCTCCTATTTTTTATTGTTTATAATCAAATGTCAAGCTGTTGAATTGTCTTTGCCTTTTCTTCTTCTAGTAGGTGTACGTATGTGTTATACGTGAACGACACGCTAGAATGTCCAAGCATTTCGGATATTATCTTTATATCCACGCCCTTTCGGATCATTAAACTGGCAAAGGTGTGCCTCAACGTATGCAGACCTTGTGGCTCATTAATCTCCGCGCGTTTACAAATTGCGGAATATGAGTTAGATAAGGTTGACAAATCACGTTCGCCCCCACAGATATACACATAGTCTGAACTTTGTGGCTTCCGAATCTTGTATAACTCCGACAAATATTTCTCCGCAGATTTGGTCATGTGTACAATTCTACTTTTTTTGGTCTTTGTACTCTGTTGCTCAAACACTTGACGTTCTCCATCTTCGGTATATGCAACAGCTACATTCGCGCTAACTCGGATATAATTCTCTTTGAAGTTCACATCTCTCCATTTAAGGGCGACAAACTCTCCGGCGCGTAACCCTGTGTATATCAGGGATACGATAGCTAGACTGTTATCGTACTCTGTTCTATACCAATGAGTGGTCAGAGCGGTATTGACGAATCGCTTAATCTCGTCATCGTCAAAGAATCGTATTTCTTTGGTCTGAGTGAAGTACTTCTTCGCGGGTAACTCAACCCTGTCACCGCAGGGGTTGTTAGAGATTATATCTTGCTTGCAAGCATATTTCAAACCCTCATTAGTTAAGACATATGCTTTGTGTATAGTAGAATAACTTAATCCTTTTTGGAGCAACCCACCAATTAACTGATTTTGGATTATAGCAGGGGAGAGTTCATTAAGGTTGTAACCGCCAATATACGGCTTAATGTTATTGCGCCATGTACACATATCTCTTGTGTAACTCGATGGTTTGAGTTTTGCTTTTTTGATATTTGTCAAATAACTCTCAAAGAATGATGTCACCGGGGTTGCTTGTGTAACAGGTTCATCGTCAACAGCGATAAGAGTCTCTTTAAAGCCCTTCATCTTGCGGATAACATCTTCTTGTGAACCTGCATAAAAACGTTTGTATTTAACTCTACCGTTGACGTATCTGCCGTTCTCTACCTGTCCCACCCACTTCTCAGTAGTTGAGTCATAATAAACCGAGCCAACGTTCTTGATGTGCCGAACTTTCTTACTACCTTTGTTTGCCATACACATCACCTCTCTTGCACCATATTATAGCACAGAAAAACGTGTTTGTCAAATGCAATATCGTGTAAAAATCGTGTAAAAATAAAAGAAAACTAGGGACGGATAGGGACAGATAGAGAAAGTCAGAGAAGTTTCTAGTCCGTTGCTAAATATAAAAAGACCCTGTAAAACCAACGAGAATCGCAGTATTACAGGGCTTTTGAGATGGAGGCGCCATCCAGATTTGAACTGGAGATCACGGAGTTGCAGTCCATTATATATATACTGTTAAAACACTGTAAATACAAGGGTTTTAAAGGGGTGACAAATCGCTACATCGTGTAAAATCGTGTAAAAATTATATGAGTATATATTCATATGTAAACTTTTTGTAAAACTGACCGTAAAAATAAGGGAATACTTATCTGGTAATTCAGATAGGTACTCCCTATTTTTTGTCTATATAACTTGCAAACTCCTAGAATGTATGCAAGAGTATAGTATTAACAAGCTAGCTCTAATCCAAAATATTTTTGATAATTGTCCAACATAGATATGTTAGAATATGGAAAACATTTTATGCCATAAGTAGATTCGTCTATAACCATTTTGAGGGCTTCTTGTTTTTGCTCGTCTGTGAGATTTTCAAATGATTTCCATATATAACCAAGATAAATAGTATTGCTATTTCCGTAACAATAATTCCTTACTCGCTTGGCTGTTTTCTCATCTATTGACAATGCTTGCATTACTTCATTATAGGTCTCACACACAAGCTTGATCTGATTGGTAACAGGATTTATGGCAAACTTTGGCGCACCTTTGGCGGGAGATAGTCTTAATACTTTGCCACGATGTTTGGGAGTGTTATAATCAAATACTCCTTCAACAAATTCTATTTCGTTGTTACAAACTCCGTCACGAATATATTCTTTTTCTTCATCGTCCAAATCTCTAAACCAATACCACCATTTGCCTAATTGAACAATACTCTGATCGTCACAAGCAATTTTTATTTTACTCGGTTCACCTCTATGTACAAGTGTAGCTTTGGGGCTATGGTAAACAGTTAATTTGTGAGTTCTTACATCCTCTCCTACAATAGCATTATAACCATAAAGCGTTTCAGGTAATTCGGATAAAGGAAGATTATGAGGTTCACATTCGGAAGCACGACGAAATGTAACATTATTAGCTTGAAAACAATGTTTATCCATGCAGTGCCAAACATTATCTCTTGTAACGTTATATGCGTTTGCCGCTTCTGCCATCGACCTATATGTTGCAAGATATTTGCCGTATGGGTATGTATAGGCATGAATTAAAAACTCTCTGTTGGGGCGAATAAATTCTTTAATGCGTTCAGGAGTTACATGGTGAGCATCAGATTTACGTACCCAAACGTAACCGTAGGCTGTTAAATAATCATGAGGTTTATTTTTTTCGTAAGGATTTTTAGAAAAATTATCAAGACAGAATTGATGAAAAGTTTGCAGTACGCTATTAATTGCCCTCGAACGTCCTAATGCTCGATTTATTTTTCTCCCAGCTTCTAAGACACTATTATACTCTGCTACAAAATTGCCTTCTAAATCAAATTGACATACTTTCCATTCTTCCCTTAATATTGGGGTTCTTTGTTTGCGCCATTTATTATAAGACAATTTAATTCCTTTTTGTGCTGGAATCAAATTATACCCATAATTTGCATTTAATGTATTGAATTTATTTATCCAATACTGTTCTCTTTCCCAAAGCGAGCTTTCATCGCACTTCTCTAATATATAAAAGCAAAAAGCCTCCTGAGAGTATTTCTCCCAAGAGGCTTGAAGATGTTGGTTATGGTGGTAATGACCTTTTAATGATAGTATGTGGCTTACCCACCGATCATAAATATTTATACTTTGTCCAATATATTTCTTACCATTGACATTATTGCTAATGCAGTATATTCCACACACATCAAGTTTCTTTTTGTTGTCTGCTTTTATATCGTCTACATTATAAATTTCTATATATGTCACTTCCTTACTGTTTACATATCAAGTTCGTCCTTTAACTGTGTCAATCTTCTTGTATCAGTTTTGAGATAATGCTTTCTTGTTACATCTGTTCCACTGTGATTGAGTAGTGCCGATATATCTTCTAAAGGCATACCAGCAAGTGAGTACAATTGGGATTGCGTATGCCGGAAATCATGTGGGTGCCATGAATCAACCCCAATCATCTTCCCAATCTTCTTGCACCAATCATTTAATGTTCCTGTACTAATCGGCTTGTCCTCTGTGTTATGTCCTGAATAGAATACCCAACCATAATCATTTATCTTCTGAACTTCACGCTCTCTTTGAAGCTGTAACAAAAGCTCCTTTACCTCATTGCTAAAGAACAGATCAACAATTTTGCCTTCCTTTTCAAGCACATCCTTGACGATTCGATTCTCGAAGTCAATCTGTTCCCACCGAATGTTAGCCACCGCATTTACTCGCGCCATCGTAGACAGCGAAAACAGTGCATAGGTTTTCAGTTGAAGATTTCCATATTCTGTAAGCTTATCCTTCATTAGCTGAACTTGTTCTTTGGTAAGAAACGTCTGTGTTACAATCGGCAATCCCTTTTTTGGTCGGTCAAGAAATTCGCAGGGGTTCTCTAGTATAAGCTTTTTCTTTCTAAGGAACTTATAGAATGCGGAAATTGCCGCCATTCGTCTCTTCATGCGCTCCGTGTTGTTGCCTTGCTGTTTGCAGAAGTACAAGAACTCAGTAATGTCATCATCGGTTAAATCCTTAACACTTTGATTAAATTGATTATCGAGTATGTAGATAAACCATTGCTGTAAGTCTTTCTCATACTGATATATAGTCTTCTCCGACAGGTCACGCAAGGACATATCAACCTTGTACTTCTGTAACAACTTCTGTGTTTCAGGGTTTATTTTTTCTAACTTTTCGGGGTCATACAATACTACTCGTTTACTGCGTTTCGCTTCAACAGCCAATAACCCCACCTCCTTTATTTCTTTTTTATTATTCATCTTTAATAGCAATTCCTGCCGCTATATAAAAAATCTGTCCACCGACTTCATAGAAGCCACAAAGCTGCGGATCACCGTATAATACCTGATACAAACCGTCAACTACCGATGTACCAGAATTATCAATCAAAGGTGCTAGCAGCATATAGTTTCCTCTGGTATTAATTGTGAGGTCTGTATAACGTCCAGGAGTTTCACCAAACGACTTAACAGTTCTGAACTCTCCTTCATAGTAACAAGACCACCACGCGCACTTATTCGCTCCGGCTCTACCAAAGGACATTGACATATAGCCGTCCGCTCTTGGAGCCATCATAAGTACAGCATCAGAATTTGCAACCATTTCCGCATCCCAGTCAGTGCTTGATGAAATATTAACTCTAAACGTATCAGAAAAACTGCCACCATACGTTCCAAGCGTCCATGATGGATCTACTTCTTGATACGGACTTGTCTTTGCCTGAACGTTGCCGAAATACAAACATGCTTCTGTATCGCTCGTGGTCGTCACTGAGTCATAGTCGAATACCGACGACGAATACAAAAACATTGATGGCAAAAGTTCAAGCCTATCGTACTCTGTCGTTGAAAATATCTTATGCTCCAAATTATGAGTATCAGCAAATGTTTTGGCTATGGGAATGCCAAAATAGCCCGAATCTTTAGGCACATTCACGGTCACACTACTGTAGCCGTCCGCACCATCATCACTCGCATTATACACGCCGTTCTCGGTAATGGTCTTTTCCGCTGTTGAGAGTTTAATCTGCGCACTGTGAATCCGATCCAATCCTTGTGATGTTTTGATATTTAAGCTCATTTTATCACCTCTAACTTTCTATGTAAGACATAACCGCCCGAACAAGTCGGAACGGTCAATCTTACATACTATATATTGTGGTTTATTATTTAATAACATACTATATAATGTGTTTTACATTGGATAAAATTTTACTTTTATGTCACATCCTGTGTCCAATTTCCATTAACCATTTTGTAATTATCTATATCACTCCATCCGCTCCAACTATTGTATTTAGTATACATCTGCTCCGGTTGTGGCTCTCCGCCATCATATTCAAACGTAGTCTCGCCCTCGATAGTCGGCAGTGCGGGGAGCGGAACGGGCGGGTCTTGCAACGTCCCAGTTGATATCTCTGCGCCAGTGACAGTATACTTGTATGCGCCAAAAGTAGACGGCGAAGCATACGTCGACATTATACTTATATAGCTGCCCGGCGGTATTTCGTCCATTTCAATAATAATGTCCGTATCGCCGAGGTTTGTAACCTCGCGTGCTAAAATAAATGAGTTTTGACTATTTCTGATGCCGACCATCAACCTGCCATAGTTGCTAAATTTTTCGACGTTTATCCGGCATTTAAATCTTATATTTCCGTCCACATAGGGATATATACCTATACTTTCATAGTATGTCTGCGTGCTCCCGCTTTCCACGGTAAAACTGCTGTTGTCAGGCGCTAAAACCGTTATGGTTTCTTGCCCGTATAACGGCATTTTCGCGATCTCTGTTATCGAGATTTTGTTATAACGCCATATCTTGCCTACACCATAGTCCACATATTCGTCCTCACCGAGTGGCTCGTCACCGATGTAGATTGGCGTGGTGGTTGAGGTCGTGCCGTCTGATACGGACATCGGCAGCTTGTAGCCGTATGGTATGTATGAGGCGGGGGCGGTGGAGCCTTTAACAAGCATAAAATCTGTTATATCGCTTGGTATAATTGATGTTGTTCTGCTATCGCTGGCGATGTTAATTACCAAATATGCAGCGTTTTCAGGAGATTTGGCGGTATACGTGATAATATTGACACCGGTAGGGGGGAGTGTGTACTTCGCATCAATTCTACCTTTTTCTGAATCAAAAAAAACAAACCCACAATCAATCGAGCTGCTTAAATCGGTAATATAGCGAAAGACGTATTGTTGTTTCGGCGCACATGGTATGAAATTTGTCGTCACATAATAAGGCACATTTACAAATGCACCGTTGGCATAGGCATAGCACCCTCTGTTCAGTACCCCATCAAACAAATTCTCCGTCCGCTCGCCCACAGACTCGCCGTTCTCGGTGTTGCCGTATATGCGGTAATCGAGAAGTGGTTCGCCGTTTGCATCTATCGTTATCGGTAACGCTCCCGTGTATTCAATAGTTTTTGATAAAGTATATTTCTTTGCTTTTATTGGTTCCCATACTGTTTCGCCATTAACAGTTTTTTTAATTTTAAACCCCATCACTCCACCCCACTCCTATTGACCCATCGGGAATATCAGTATCTGTTGGCTCTGTGGAAGAAATATATAATCTTAATCCGTTCTTGAACTCAATATAATTAGCTTTTGATTCACTAATTCCGTTTGTGGCGGTTTCAATAGGTTCCAATCGGTCATTGATTTCCTTTTTTGTATATCCACCACCGCCACCATAAGCAACGCCATTTCTAACAATCTGTCCCATTATTCATCCACCTCCTCATAAGGTTCTCCGGTAATTTCCTCATATTCCTCTGCGGTAATCCAACTATGAACTACCGCGTCATGAACTTTACTTTTATTCCAAAGTCCAGAGTCATAATATCCCTTTACTTTTTTAAACTTTTTACTGTGTTGCATATCATCACTCCCCTTCGTCCTCATCCTCGCCACTATCCAGATCAATGTCGCTCATCATAGCGAGATAATCAAGGTTAGCCGCGTTTTGGACTTCTAATTCATAGATTGGATAATTTTCTTTAGGGATTTTCATTTCTTCCCATTTATAAAACTTCTCTTTTATAGTGGGGTCGGTTTCGCTCTCGCGCTCAAATTCCTCGATATTACGGCGAATATATACCCACTTTTTAGAAGAAGCTTGATCTACAGTTTCGGGTCTATCTCCACTTTCAGCATGATACCACATTATTACACCTCCGTTTTTTTGATTGTAATTTATCATATCTTGACACCTGTTGTCTCAGTCTTTTAATATTCACATATGTTAGGTGAACTACCCACCGTCTAAAGCCAATAGGATTTCTGGCTACACTGCTTTAAATTTGGTATATAAAAATTGTCTTGAAATTCTCAACCACTTTGAGCTAAAATAGCTTACTAACAGTTGCTTGCTGCGAACATTATTTTTTCCAAGGGGAAAGGAAAATGTGGTGCATTGTGATACATTCAATTTGATTTTTCAAGTTAGCGCGGCGGCGATGTTCCAGTTGCGATTCCCAAACGCATTGTTCAGATTGACATAGAAGCCACAATTCGCCCCATTGTTGGAGTTACCGCCGACCAAAGCAAGAGTCGCACCACAAATCCCTGCAATTCTATAAATTGCACTTAAAACGTATTACACAAGTTAAACAATTTTCATATATCTAAATGTTTACATAGAATGTATCGTTCTACATAAACCGTATTTATCTGTATTGATTAGTAAATTAGGGGCAACACGAGTGTTTCCCCTCTGTCTGTTCATTCGCTACGCTCATTCGCAGCCATTCACCCCTTCTGTGCAAGTGGTTTACAAGACAGCGCGGCGGCGATGTGCCAGCGGCGATGCCCAAACGCATTGCTCAGATCGACATAGAAGCCACAAGACGCCCCAATGTAGGAGCTACCGCCGACCAAAGCAAATCCTGTGCCAGTGTAGAAGTAATTGCAATAATATGTCATCGAAGTTGCGCCGGTTGTATTCAACGGTAAAGCTCCATGCGCTCCAAATTCCATCAGTCTTACATAGTTGCTTGTGGGTCTATTAAATGTCGTAGTCAGATAACCGTTGCCATTAGAGTTGTACCCACTTACACTTGAACCGTCAGCGGTTGAAGCAGTCATCTTATAAGAATACCCACCAGAGGAATTGCCAATAAGCCCAGCCGTTCTATGCCACTTGCAAGCCCAGAAGTTTTCAATACCAAACACCTTTA